ATATACATTATCTGTTTCACCATCAAGTTCCAACATATAATGCCAATCAGTAGGTGTAGACCGCCAAAAAGAATCAACTTGAGTCCAAACCACTGATTCATCCGCGTGAATAATCTCTACAGTACCCGCAGCTACTTCCGTACCAAGGTTATACTTTAGTTTATTTGTATTATCCAAATATTCAAAATCAGATGCGCCCAATGAAAGTATGTGAGCAACACCTTGAATTACATTAATATCAACATAGTCTGGACTTACGCCAACAGCAGATGCTGCCATAGAAGAATAAATTAAGCCATCAGACCTAGTAAACTCAGTAAACCTCGGTAACACAATCCTACGAACATACCCAGCCCCTCTAGTAAATCTTACAACAGAAGTTGCTGCAGAAGCCAATACCAGTGTATAACCAACCGTTGCTCCGAGGTCAACAAGTGACTGTCTAAATCTAGCAGTTGATAAGTATCCTTCCAGAAATACCTCATCAATATAAAATGAGAGCATATCTGTTTCACGAGCTAATAGACGAATTAAAGAGACACCACCGTCAGAATGGTTCCTATCAGTAAGTTCTGGGACTTCCGTAGAAAGTATTGCGAGCAATCGCTCAAAATTTGATGTATAATCGCGCTGTGTGAAAACTGAAGTTATGCTCGACATTTATAGTCCCCCACTCATCAAGATTGTTGCCTTCGGAGGAACTCTTAACATAGTCCCTATTGGTGGGTCAGCCAATGTTTTCATATTAGACCTACCAAGTCCAGCATCAGCAGAATCAGAAATATAACACCTAGCTAATGTATACCACCATCTGATATCACCATAAAATTTATATGCTAATAATAACCAAGTATCTCCACGCTTAACGCTGTAAAAAGAATCGTTTGATGATACTGGTATTGGCTCATATTTTTGAAGTCTAATATAATCATGATTATCTCGGAAACTTCTGGGGTATCCTCTATAACGACTAACATGGTCATGTCCATTTGAATCTATATTACCAGAACGATACTCCTGATAACGAGCATCTCTATCAGTAACGAAAGGGATAACCAAGTTCCCTGGCATTTGACCTGTTATAAAATCTATAGTAACCCACACTGGCACAACGCCCCTATCTACCTGAATGCCTGATGTGTTCCAGCGTACTCCACTATATCCACCTGGTTTAATATCTGTACTGAAAATATCTGGAACTTGTGCTCGCTTTTCCCATCTAATGGTAGAAAATTTAAAGTATATCTCGGCCAACTTCCTAAACTCATAGGTATTCTGTTCAAATAATATAACAAACAACTGAGAACCAAACTCAGGTAGGGTGTCGTGTTCTCCTGGTCTTGTCAGCAAGATGTGTGCAATAGATTCTGCTATATGATTTACATTAGGAGTAACGGTTTCTCTTATTGACCAGCTATCTTGTAGGTACTCCAAAGCCACAGAGGTAGCATCAGTATTTCCAGACGTAGTTACAACACCACCAGTGGATGTATTAAGTCTGAAGGGAAACCCAATCCCAGAACCAAAAACGAGGAGTTCAGTGGATTTTCTTGCTGTCATCCTATGTACCCGCCACTAATGGTAATTATGGAAGTAAACTCATCGTTATTAAACATCAGTAGCATCCCACCTCATTAATGTCACATGAATCTTCGCTTCATAGGGAAGTAACGTATTAGGATTAGCCCTTATTCCAAAAGTAGCAACTACTTTATCTACAACACATAAAATAGACAGAGACTCACCAGAAATAAACATAACTTTAGGGGGTCGCTTAACAGATGCGCCTGTATCTGTGGTCGAAGCCAATGCAATTAAAGACCCCATAGTTCCTCTTACGAAAAAATCAGAGTTATTATACCTTGACACATCAATTGTAAAATCAACTAAATTAGCGCCCCCACATGTATACTGAAGGAAAGGCTGGTTATTACCAGCAGCAGCCATAGAATGCCAATTAGCGTGTCGTGTATACTTTATAGTTGCTGGGTTCCACTGGAAAATTATGGGGGACCCCCCTCCGTCAACGGGAACTATCATTCCTTTAGTGAAGTTTTCCATACCTAAAATCCCCAGTTAAACACAAAATTATTATTACTTTTCATCATGTATCCGTCGTACCCATTGGTATCCAAAAAGCTTTTCTTGAATCTTCCTTTGTCTTATTCATTAACTCTTTAATTGCCTTCTCTACTTCAAACTTAATTAATTCCTCAATTATATTCTTATTAAACTTAACATCACCAGTCTTACCACGAATTTGTATCTGAGCCTGCCCTGCAGTTAGGATAATAGAACCACCGTCTAAAGACGACATAAATATAGATGGACCGTTCTCAGAATTCAAACTCTCGGCGGTTCTAATAATCATACCGCTACCATCCTTGGCATCAATCATAGTAATACCAGAACCATTTTGCCCTAATAGTTTAACATAACCAGTACCATCTACAAACAGCTCCCCTGGGCCTTTTTGATTTCTGCAGTCCACACACTCTTGCTTACGGACATGCGCTGTTCTTGGTTTAGTTTCTTCTCCTTCAGTCTGTGTTGGCTCAATCCCTTTACTTTTTCCACTAATGAATAAACCGGCACCACCCTCACCCATCAAAGCAACTACTCCTTTTCCAACTTCTGTGTTAATTATTAAACCAGCCCCATCTGGTGTTTTTAATTGGTATATCAGGTGTCCTTTGTCTTTTTTTATAGCTTCATTGGTTTCCCTTGGCAGTAAAGCCTTCTTTCCTTCCTTATCTGTTGAGAACGGACCAGCGGGAAACGCTACTGGTTGCATTTGATCTCCACCTAAGAACGCAAGAAGGACAGGTTGCCTTGGAGACATTGGCCAACTTATACCAGTGTCGCCTTGATTGTGTGTTCCACCAATAGGCATTCCACACATTTCTACCCAATCAGTCCAATTATCTTTTCCAGTATGGTACATTTCTGGGCATTCTATTTGCACCCTATTTAATCCAGCAGGATCTCCTTCAACTTTACGTACAATTGCATTATGAAATGTAGCCCCCTTCAAGACACTTGTTGTATCAGGATTAACTATTGTTGGTGTTTCCCACATTATATCATTTCTCCTTGTGCCGCACCAGCCATCTTGTCTTTTGAAACGCCCCCGCCTTTTACTTTCTCCCCGGCTCCACGAGATTTCACAGTAGACATTGTAAACTTTGCTGACACTATAGTACTATCGTCCATCCCAAAAGAAGCAGTTCCTTGACTTTCAGCACCCAAATCCCTCGGTCCAATTTTAATATCACCTCCACCATATATATCAGAGTTCATAACAACTTTACCTTTTTCTTTTTTAGTTTGTTTGGCTTGGCTCATATCATTGCTCCTTGAGCACTCTTAGCTGCACTATCAACAGAACCTTTATTTTCTGTTCCCTCTTTTTGTTCTTGCTCTGGTTCGCTCCTCATCACATGTAATTTAGTAGAGCCTCCGTGCCCTACTTCCCATCCCTGTATACATGTTTGCACGTACCAGCCTCCAGAATTTTCCGGGCCTAAATTAACAAGCTCAATCCCCTTCTTAGCTCTAAGCCCAGGAGACCAAAGTAAGGTTACATCTCCCCTAACAGAATTACCTTTACTGGCATTTTGTGCAGCATTCGCTCGATTATTGTCTACAGAATTCTTATCAGATGCAGAACCATAATCATAAGTCATTTTTCCACCAGCAGCAAGAGCTGACTCATCTGCTGCTATTTCTGCGTCTGTTTTTGAGGAACCCCCTCCTTTACTTTGATCCTTACCTCTATCTGGTTTCTCCCCATTCCTAGATTCACGTCCCACACCTGTATAGAACAAAGATCCTGTTAAACACAAAGATTTAGGTGCCGACGCTGGAGGATTAAACTCCTTAGCGTCAAACATTGTACTCATAGCATTGTATTGACTTGTGGTTTGACACATATTAGCTAATTCACCAACAACACTCCAAGTTGTTCCACAAAACGGAAGCTTCATATCTTTATTAAATGATGGACTCTTTAAATCAACTTGAACCGAGGCTTTATGGTTCACAGCAGCTTCCACAGTGTCTTTTATAGCTGTGACTGCATCAGTACCTTTTTTAAACATCCCTTTCTGAGATTTATTGTCTATTTTTGCAATAATATCCTGTCCTAAAATTTCTATACTTAAAGACTTATTATTATAATTCTCCGTAACCCCTACCACATCAAGTTTAGCAGTGTTTGACATATCCGAAGGAGTCCCAAATACCACCTCTATCTCCGCACCTATCTGAAATACTCCACTTAGTTTCATATCTGGATTGACAACAATGATATTACACGATGACATGCCGTCGTCTACTTCTTTAACCTCCCATTTAGAGACTAACTTCGTTACCTCTGAACCAGACACTTTAACTATGAAATCACATTCTTTATCGTACATTAGTAATTCACTTTATATTGCTGTACTAGCTCCACCTATTCTAGTATTGGAGGGTAAAATACCAGCAAAGCTAGAAGCAACCACACGAAGAGCTTTTGCAACGGCCTCCCCCGCTGATGTAATAGAACTAGCCGCCTCAGCACCTGCAGTGGTAATCCCCCCACCTGCCCCACTCCTCCCACTATCACCAACAATATCTGTCTGCTCAACTGCTGTCTCTGCGTCTGTTTTTGAGGAACCACCCCTTCTCGTCCCTAAATCATATTCTGCGTTTTGTGGCACATCTATCCAATCCCTAAAGTAAGATGGACCTCCTTCAGATCTAGAAGACAAATAACCCCCTTTATCTAATGGTTGTCCAAACCAATCAACATTTCCAGCGCCTGCATACGGATAATTCTCAGTGGAGGAAGATAGCCACCTCCTGTGAACCGCCTCCCCTAAGTACCTAACAAACTTATCTGCCTCTATGCCTGGAAACAACGCCAACTGCCCTGCCCGGAACCAAGTATTCAACCCCCAATCCAACGCCCTTCCCGTAGTTGAGCTACCCTCCTTCTCAGGGTCAAGTGCGCTCTGCATTGTGTCGGTTAGTGACTTAAGGACTTCGGGAAAATTCCACTCAGTTGCCTTTTTATTTGCAAGTGCGGCTGCTGTCTCACCAAACTTCAAAGTGGCCCCATAGGGGGTCCTGTCTTGTAGTTCTTTTGCAAGTTTCTCACTCTCCGCTTTTTTTTCTGCTGCCGCCTGAACCGAAGCCATCCTCGTTAGCTCTTTAGCACGTTCCCTATAAAACTCATTCCGATACATTTGAACAACTTGCATTAACTGCCTATTAGAGTAGGCCATACTTTCTGGATGAAATCCTCTTTCAGCCATCCGCTCAGTTGCCCCTGAAACCATAGAGAAAACACCCATCTCCCCCCCACCCTCTGCTTCAGGAGTATTAGCTAATTGATTTAAGTACTGCATCATAGACAGCCCACCGTACTCTGGAAGGCGTGCCTCGGGAGCTGCCGCATTTAGTTCCCTTATTTTTGACATTCTCAAGTCACCGTGTCCATCAATAAGGTGCTTAAGTTTTGGATTTGCCTTTATTTGAGCCCTCATTTCTTTCGTAAAATTTAAGGCCTTATCTGGAAAAACAAGCGAACCTCCCATAAATCCACCTGTCTTTGATTCTCTACCTGCTAATAAATACGCTGCAATTTTTTTCATGTTTGCAGGATGAGTAAAGCCCTTCTCAGCCGTACCTATTGCTTGTGCTTTTATACCAAATTCAATAGCACTATAGGCCTTCGCCCCAAACTCAGCAAAACTTGAGCCCCTTTGTATTGCAGACTGACCACCCTGAGACATCATAGCTATTAATTGTGGCGTGTAACCCCCCGCCTGAGCAGAAAGAACCTGCATTTGTCCAGTAATTGCTGCCATTTGTTGTGCATCAGTCATCCCTTTATATTCTGGACTATGTTTCCAAGCCTCGGCCACACTCATTATATCCTTTGCTTTTCCTTTAGTCAGGCCAGCAGTTAACATAACATCTTTAACTACACCAGCAAAAGCCTTCGGGTCCTTTACCCCTAAGTTTCCCCACCTAGTTACTCCTCCAATATCGGTTGCAGCATCCATTGCAGCTTCCATGTTCATCGAAGGAGTCCCAAAGAAAGGAGCTATTGCAGAACGAATGTTACTTTCCCACTCTAAAACTTTATCTACACTCCCAGCCATAGGAAGCATTTGAAACATAGACTCCTGATAGCCCTTCTCTCCTGTACCAGTAAGCAGTGCCCCGGCTGCTCGACCAGCAGCCCTAACTGCGCCGTAGGCTGGTATATACAACAAGGGAGGCAACATACCTCTTGCTGCCAAACGAGCGCCTCCCCTTAAAGCACCTCCAGCTATGCCTAAACCACGAGACACTGCCCCTCCAGGCTCAAACATACCTCCAGTACGAGAACCTCTCCCACCAGCACCCCAAGGAGGTGCTCCACGACCCAAACCACCAAAGTCAGTTAGCTGCTGATCTGGTCTAAGTGAAAAACCACCACGCATCCTAGCGTTCTCGCTCCTCATCAGATCAAACTTTTTCTGGTCTTCGTTGTACCGATAAGTTGCTGCCGCATCTCTTTTTACACCGTCATCCCATTCTCCCCTCCGTGCCTTCTCTTTTCGTGCTGCCGCCGTCATGGTTTCCGTATCTTTTTTGAGGTTGTCTTTCTCTGCGTTCTTCCACTCCCAAGCCGCAGCTATTGCTTTGCGCCTACCCGCATTAGACTCAGCTTCCATTTTTGCATAGGCATTTGGATCGAGCCTCCACATCCGCGTTTCGAGCGTCTCCGCTCCCCTACGCTGGGGTGTTCCATAATCACTAGGTTGGTCTGACCAACTACCTCCTGGAAAACCCCCTGCCCTCTCTTGAGCGTGAAACTTTCCTAAAAAAGCCGCTTTCTTTTGTCCTTCATTCTTGATCCTCCGATCTATATCTGCTGCAACATCGGACAGATGCTTCCTCACCATTTCTTCTGGAGAGAGGTTATACCCTCCTAACCTCGCATCTTGGAAACCATACCTCCAAGCACCAGATCGTTGAGTAAAGCCAAGTTGTGATTTATCGGGGGCAGTAAGAATATAAGGACTGACGTTGTATCCACTTTGAGGTCTAATGGAAGACTGTTGAACAGGAGGAATACCGAACTGCTGCATGGAAGCAGGACTACCTAACGAAGGTCCCTTTCCTATATTAGCCATTAAATTTTGTAATTGTGTAACTTGACCAATGGCACGAACCAACCCAGACATGTCTACCTTTGGTGTAACCGTTATACCACTTATAGCCTTCAGCATCTCACTAATTTTTGTGATGGGACCGAGAGCATCCTGCATCGCCCGTGGGGAAAACATAGTAGCAGAGCCAGCAGCTTCTTGTATGGCCTTTGCTTTTTGCTGCAGCTTCTCTAATTCAGCTACAGCTTGCCCAACATCCATAGTGGCGGAACCAACAACACTAACAGCTATAGTCTCAGTCATTCTCGGCAGCCTTCTTCTTCTCAAATTCTAATTGGCTTAGATAACGCTTCCACACATCCACTTTGACAGCATGAGGCCAGCTCATAATATCATCTCTTTTTTCCTTCAAATGCCACATTAAATTAAAAATCCCCTGATCAAAAGATTCTAAGGTTTGACCCACAAGAGGACAAAACAATGTATTATTCCTATAACCCCACAGAGTAAAATCTTTACATACTCTCCTCCCTAACCCGTTGGAAATAAAAAATCTCTATGCACCAACACATTTATTATGGAGGGTGCTGAACAAAGAGGACATTCAATCTTCACATTAGCATCATAACCACAAAATAGTTCCTTACGTGCCTTCCCTAGTGCCTTATGGTCCGCTAGTGGTAGATGCAACACGTCCTCATATGTGAAGGCGGAGCTTCCATCTATCTCTCGAATGCTTTGAAACTCACTTTGATTCACATCAATACCAGTCTCAATCTGGGACATAATAACAGCTTCCTTATGACCAGTAAGCAAACCAAGCTTTACTTGTTTCTTAGTTCTTGGAAGCGTAACAGTAACCGTTGGGTCATTACTTTCAATCTTTGGTTTTGTGAACTTCATATTATCTAATGGAAAGGTGTGCTCACTTTCCTTCCCACAAGACAAACACATCTCATTAAAGTTAAAAATATCCCCATAATTAAGTTTGTAGCACTCCACAGAAAGAAAGTCTTGGTCTGGCACAAATAAATCAAGAATATGTGCAAACGTTACTTTCTTTAAACTCCCAATTGAAACGGTAAACAACGCAAGGTAGTCCGACATTACCTCGAACATCTTCTTATTCCGTTTTAGAAGCACCCTGGTTGCATAACCATCCCCCTCTTTGATTGTTACTTTTTGCCCACCAATAGGCAGAACAACCTCCCGCTGTTCATAAACATAACCAGCCATAAATCCTCCCTTACGTAACGATTCTTAGTTCCCTGTTACAATAAGTTATTTCCAGTTCCTCAATAACATCAGAGTTACCAGCAACTGCGTTCCTTAGTCCCAGTGCCATCTTAACAGGGAATCCAGCTTTGAACTCCCATATTCTAGAAGGGTCTCCTCGTGGGTCCAACTCATACAAAGTAAAATTCTGACGATACTTTGCAGGTATGTCCCCATTTCCTGTCTGTGAATTCTGTGCAACTTGCATCCAGTCATCAAAATAAGTGCGTCCGGGCCCATCCATAGGTACAACCATGCCTAAAGAACAATTACCAAACGAGACCATACCTACTTCTTTAACCGTATGGTTCTGCCCTGCACCGGCATGTTCTGTCGTGCCATGCGTCCTGTCCCCTGGATTAAAGCTCTGAATAAGTGCTGCAGGCAGCCCATTCAGTTCAAGTCTAAACTTATAGGTTTTCAACGGATTAATTGCCATCGCATCTACGGCCATAATATTAACACTCCTTCTTAGTAATTACTATACTTACCATACAAGTGGAGTATTTTATGTCAAGTAGATGATAGCTAAAGTGTAAAAAAAAAGAACACAAAATGTGTTCTTTTTAGGTAGGAGGATTTGAAGGGGCTATTTTCTATTTATTAAATGTCAAGAAGTTTCTTGCGAGTGCTTCGAGATTTTATTACATAATATACATCCAATATTTGAACCGAGGAATGGTCTACTTTAAGAACTATTCCTAAATAGTTGAAATTATGACTTAATCCAACCAGGCAGTTCCTTTAACTCTAAGAACGTTTCGAATGCCTCACCCGTGCGCATCACTCCTAATTCAAATTCGAGGTAATAAATAGCTCTGGTTGGTTGGATAAGCGCCCTACAATGGTAGATGCCTCTATCTATGTCCAGCCCTGAGTTTATTACTGCATTCTTCAACACACCACCATCGAACCAGGCGTCTCTGTCTGTCTGCAATGCATAGTCATAAATGGCATAGCGAGTCTTCCAATCCTCAAATGCCGGTTCTAATGTTCTATGTATTTCTCTCCAAGTTACTGGATGGTTAGGTTCAAACAAGAACGTACGAAGAATAGGCATAAGCATCCTATTCATAACGGTTATAAACCTAATTACATTTAATTCTCTTAGTGCTGATGGTGCTCTTTGTGTCGTTCTTTGTTCCCAGAACATTGCTCCTTCGATTCCAGGATATCTGGACATCATTAGATAGTTTATTCCGTTTTCAGCAAAAAGATCAGAGTAACCAGTACGCCTATTAGTTTGGATATCATAGTCTACATCTTCTACCAGTGTTACTGTTCCGCGTCTTGGTCCTACCGGAGCATAGTGTTGCCCGTAGCTGTTGTCTGTTTTACAAAGACAAGAGGCCAGATGTCCTAGATTTGATATGTACTTTCTAGAATCATCTAAATCATCATATACCAGAGGCCTTCCATACCACAAGGAGAACCTATGACTATTAAAAGCCGGGTGCGACCACGGAGGAGCCCCTAGTCTCCAATCCACTGCATCTTCTGGAGTCAACCCATAGGGGATCATACCATATCCGATCATGTCTGCTCTGTCTTCACAATAGGTTATTATCGCCTGATATACTGTAGCCGACGTTGAGCCTGGTACCATAAGATCCATACTCATATATGCTTCATCTGCTGCATATATTCCAGTCTGCGCCGGAGAATCTCCAATCCAGTCAGAATCGTCGAAATCATCTAGACCGTTTTCCCCACCAGTAAGCGCCACTCCTAAAGTTGGATCAGACACTTCCGGCCTATTAAGCCACCCGACCTCAGTGTAGAAATCATTAGATGAGCTTTCATCCTCTACAGTAACTAAGCTTGAACGCTCATTTATATAATTTACAAAATATCTTTGTGATGTTGAGTCCATACTTAGAGTTGGGAACCATTCCTGCATGGTACTCTGTCGTAGATATGCCACCTTTACATCAAAACTACCTTTTGCATCGAGAGCTGAGTCAGAAATAAAAATTCTTAAATCATTTCCCCAGTCACCTGGATCTTTAGATGTGAAAGTAATAGTATCCTCTTGAGCACCTTCATACCCGGCCACCTCTGTAGTTGTAAAGCCTAACTTTAAAGCAGAGGAAGATTCAGACTTTACCTCAATTGAGGATTCATCTCCAGAAGTTATTGTCCTGATTGCAAGTCTACCCTCTGAAGATAGAACGGTTGCACCAACCAACCCTGCTTCCGTTATCTGCTCTGCAAGGTGTGCAGACGTTAACGTGAATGTGGTGCCGGGAGAGACAGAAGGAGTTCTCACATAAACGCCCTCGGTAAAACCCAATCCAGTGGTACCATCATAGCAATCTGTTGCTACAGTCATTATCTCTATATCGTCCATTACATTTGTAGCATATACTAGAACCTTCTCTGTACTCGTTGCTACCGCACTAATATCATCAATAGCTGCTATCTCCGCTGCTATTTCCTCTGCAGCCCTTTCCGCGCCTGCTGTTAGAGTTATTGTATTAGTATCACCCCAAGTTCCACTATGCCTTACCCTTACAGAGAATGTATCGTTCGAACTATCAGTTATAGCAAAAGGACCTTCAACAGTACCAGTTGCACGCCCAGAAAGAGTTGAGTTGTAGGCAAAAGAGAAATACTGATCTGCTCCTCCGTCTATTGAAATAATTAGCTCGTCTTCTCCATCCGTGTGCAAGTACTGACCCATTGTAAAACCGAGAACACTGTAGGCGTCATTTGCAATGTCGGCTATTTCCAAATCATCTTCAACACTATCAGCATAAACTTTAACCTTACCATTCACCGCTTCTGCATTTACACCAGTAAGGGCAGCTATTTCTAGTGCCACCTGTGAAGCTGACCTACTCCCCTGAGTAAAAGTTGCAGTAAGAGCAGAACCCCATGTACCATCTGTACGAATTTTACAGGAAAACTTATTAGTTGTAGCTCCAATAGTAAACAGACCCTCTACTGTTCCTGTTGTATGTCCACCAAAACTCTGTATAAAAGTATAAGGTCCTATGCTTCCCTCAACATAACTATGTGTTATTGCGCTTCCTCTATCCTTAATTGTTACAGTGGAAGTTAATGCAGTAAGGGTAGACGGATCTGATGTTACGTCATAGTGTGCTGTTCGTATGATATTCAAACGCCCACCTTGTCTAAGAGCCATTTCACACACCAAGGGGTCATTTGTATATTGAGTTTTTAGCCCGAATACTCTTCGATATTCTTCAAGAGATGTAATTACTATTGGTCTCGCAATTTCTCCCCGCTCCGCTTGTATTACCATTGTAACATAACCTAATGCTACTTGATCTACAAACATTGAAAGATCGTTGATTTGCCATATTACTCTAGCAGTTCCTAATGTCATTAGTTTTCCCTCCTACTTTAATTCTCAATTTAACAATTAACTATCTTGAGTTCTTTATCCTTCTCTAATTTATTTATGTAATCGGGGACTAATTTTCTCAAAACAGGCTTAGATTTACCATTTTTAGGTACACGCAGATTTGCACCATTAGTAAGAGTAATGTCAATCCCGCCAGTTTTTATGTCCTCGATATAAACATAACCAGTTACTACTTTATCCGGCTTCACTACTACGTCTGGTTCTATTGTAACTGGATCAGGAACAGACGGACTCATAGTTTCATCAAATATTCCCATTTTCAACTCTCCTGTGTTATAGTTTCTGTAGCATCAACAAGCTCAGTTGGTATATCTACTACAGGTGCGGATGTATAATACTCGGCCCTATCCAGCCATAAATCGAATACAGCCAGGATATAACCACTTCTAAATACCGGCTTTTCTAGCTCATCCATACCTGAAACTTTCTCTATTATAAAAGTTCCATAATTACTATTACTCAACCCTGGAATTAAAGCCTGAAATCCAGGATAGAATACTTGAAACAACATTTCTGTAAGCCAATCATGGTGTGTTTTTTCGGTGGCTAACGTATCTATTGCATAGTATATATTTATTGGTGTCGGGTAAGGCTTCCTATTAAAAGTTGTTAAATCAAGATATGGGGAATCTCCTTCTATTATCACTCCGTCAGAATCTTGAGGTTGGAATACTTCATGCCCCCCGGCTCTCACGTCCTGTACTCTGTACTCTACGTGTGCTCGTGTATATGCAAATGAGGGGTAGATTGTCTGTCCTTTTTCTCGTTCTGGTATATAAGGATACACCTTAACCGGACGATAGTGTAAATGAGTCTCGTGATGTACATCATTAGGAATAGGTACAGCATAATTGAACTTCACCTGCTCAAGTTGTGTTGTTATAAAAGCATCTACTAATTCTAACATTACTTCCCCAAATGTCCAGTCTTCCACACATACCCAGCTTTAGTAGAGATGACCCTATCCCAAGAAGCCCCACGACTAGCCTCACTTGATTTAAACATAGCACCAGTAGAATAGCCTCCAGCGGAAAAACCTCCCAAAAGCCTAGTAACCGCCCCTCTCCGCCCTGGAGACATCTTAGCTTGTCCTGTTAATCCAGCCATTGCACTCGTTACAGCAGCAACTATAATATCTATTACCTCTTGCCTAACCTTCTTGCCTACAGGATACATAAAAGGACGGGCTGGCATCTTACTTGTACCTGACTCATGAAACGGTGCATAATCAGTCCCAACAACTACCTTACCTGTAACACCAGCTACCTCTGGTCTAATACTTCCATACAAAGCGCCCGTGAATTTAAGAAGGGCATGTGCTCCATGCCACCTGGTAGTAACATCACTATGTGGAGGCCATGAACCATCCCCCCCAGAATCAATGTAGGCTCTCATCTCAGCGGCTACCAGATAAGTTGCTTCTT